TTCTTGTCGTGGATGTAGACAATGCCATTGAATCCACCCGCATGAGGAACATCATCGACTAAAGCCGAGCAATCCCGAGCCATGTTTGTATATGGACCCGACCAGCAATTAAGAAGCGTATTATAAACGATAGCGTAGTTGTTGGTAGCTTGCGAGGCTCCATAGGGAATAAACCACCAAACCTCATTCATCGTCGGATAGTAAAGCCCATGAGAAAGGCTTAACTTAGCTGTGTTGAGATTGTCCCAAAACCTCGAACCATCCAATGCCTTGCTGATCTTTGTTACTTGATCGCTCCCGTCCCACGCATAAAACCCGTCAAGGCGAGGAAACAACTGTAAGCCCGATGGAAGTGTTACAATAGCCCTTCCAGAAACAGTCCCAACAGGTGCGCGGCGAGAAACTTGATAGGGAACCGTCGCGTTTCCCGTAGGGGTCAGCGTGTGTATTCCCTCGTCTGTATGTACGCCAAGAGCATTCCCAATGGGAGCAATGCCCGTGACATCGTAGTCAAAATTATAATAATCAGTAGATCCCCAGACGGTTATATCTCCCGTATTGGATCTCCATAGCTGATAGGTTGCCCCATCAACATTGCCAATCCATAGCCTGTTGTCCCAATAGGATATGTGCTTGCCCTTCGTAAATCGAGAGTCATCGTCAAGGGCTGCGAGGTTGTTCGTGCCACCAGCCCATGTTACAGAGTCGGTATCTACGCCATTGGTTAAAACCAAAGTTGATCCCGCCAGCACCCACTGGAAGACGTTATCATTTCCTGCTGTTATTGTTACAGATCCCGTCCTATCTGTTCCCGAGCCACCCGTAACATCGTAGAACTTATTTCCTGCGATGGCGAAAGTCTTTTCAGTGCCTGCCAGTGTAACTTGGCCCACTGCCGTAATCGTAGCATCGCTATTTAATGCCGAGCTATTGAACTTGGCAAACCCTTTTCTTTTTTCTACCTGTCCAGCTTGCCCCACTCGACAATTAGACATCGAATACAAAGCACTTGCTCCCAAGTCCTCCGTAGGAAGGTCATAGCGCACACCACCCTGCCAAGGGCCATATTGAACAGAGTTTGCGTTTATAGGCATTTAGGAAAGGCTTCCTTCAACGGGCTGGAAGCTGAACCTGCCCGGAGCAAGGTCATCGCGCCTACGCATACGGAAAGAGCGATTCCCGTCTATTTGCCTGTTTTGCATCAAGCCTCGTTGTATGATGCGCTCCATCTCAGCCTTGTCCACCATCGCTCCCTGGTCATCGCCCTTTTCTTCTTTGTAAAGAGCACTTATGCCAAAGACTGCCGCAGGCTGTACGATGGGGTGGATGTACGTATCCAGAGAATCGCCATCGTTATCCGAGTCAAAGTCGGGTATAAAAGCATAATAGCGATATTTTACAACATCGGTGCTGTTATCCGGCAACGGATAGAGCGACACGGTAACATAGCCCGTGCTGCTGTCTATGCCATTGATACTTACAAAACGGGAGTCACCTGTAACAGAATGATCGGGATCACTTGCATCGAGGTTCTGGCTGCTCCATACCAACATAATGTGATTTTCAGTATGGTTGCGGAAAGAAAGGGGCTCTGCCACATCCGAAGCGAGGCTATAGCTGCGCTGATCCTCCACGCAGGTAAAGTTACTTTCTTTGAAGAGCCAAAACCATTTAGCACGGGTGGCAATGTCCTTGCTAACGATGTTGAGATAATCCCTTGCTCCGTCTTTAAACGTGGTTGAGGTGGTTGCCAACCCAACGCGACGAAGCGCAATTTGCATCACTTGTAAGTTTGTCAATGTAGATCCACCCAACTACCATCGGCTCGCACCTGGAGCTTGTTGGTGGTTGTATTGTAAAAAATAAAACCGTTAGCCACATCACTCAGCGCATCGCGCTCCGTAGAGGTCATCCGAGGTGCTGCCAATGACCGTAGCTGTGTTCCATCGCCACGGTATCCTGCCGCAAATATGTTTCCATATACCGTCAGATCTCCGTGTATAGGATCAGCCATCTTACATAGTAGCTTCGGCAGCAATCTGGTCTAAGTCATACTCGCTCAAATTGTTACCATTGCCTTCGAGCCAGCGATTTTTCCAAATATCAACCGCATCCTGCCCGCGCTCCTTGATGCGACCCGGAGGGTCGGCAATAAAATCTGGTGCATGAGTCACCTCGCCAAAAGCCTTTACAGTGTTACGAACTTGCTGGTTGTTGACCTTGTTCTTGCGAGCCCGAGCATGGGTCTTATTAAGGTCAAGACGGATGCGAATTTTTTCTTTTACATCGTCGCTTGCAGCAGCAATGACTTCGGCTATCTGGTCGGCTGTAACACTTGGAGGAGTGGCTTCTTGAGGTGGTGCCAGTGCTAGGGCAGGTGCTGCTTCAGCCTCCATCGCCTCACTCAGATCCATTTCGGAAACATCTTTTTTATTCACAGTCTTGCCTTTCAAAAATAAATGGGGGAAGGGCCAAAGGGCCCTCCCCCTGTGTTAATTACTCCAAGCTCAACATTACTGGCGCATACTCACCAGTTGCAACCGTTGTCAAGGCGTGGCCTATAGCAACTTCAGTCTCCGCATCCTTGAGTTGCACAGCACCGTTAGTGCCATCCGATAGCGTTAGTTGATTTCCTTCGGTAATTGTACCATCGGCCAAGCATGTTGCCTGCCCCCTGGTTTGCACCCAAGCAAAATACCCGGAGGTGATACCTCGCATTGTAACACCCGTTGGAAAAAGATCGACAAGCGTTCCATGGGTCGCATCAGTAATGTGACAGTTGTTATAGCGACTCGCGCTAATAGCCCAATCACTAGAACTGCTGGTGAGTGCCGTTACAAGCGGATCGTAGAGCGTAAACTCGACAGCATCGCTACTAGCTGCGCCATTGCTCTTAATCCGGTATGTAAAACCTTCCCCATCGCCATCGGTTGTATGCAGGTACGAACCCGCATAATCGTTGGCCGACACACCCTGGAAATCAGCCGGGGGTCCAGCACTGCCAGATGCAGTTAGCGTCACAGCAGTAGAACCAGCACTTCCACCGGAAATGGTTCCGTCCGAAATCTCATCGGCTGCACCCGTTGACTGATCGGCGCAGACCATCTTCCCCACCGTCACCGCAGCATCAAAATTGCAGTAACGAAAGATGCGTCCATCAAACAACTCTAACTTATGGCCCAACTGATACTTCGCGGTAGATGATTCGGTGTAAATACCAACATTGCCTGCGCCACCGATACCGCCAATGCCAAAATTGGCATTATCATTGCGTGACATTATTCATTCTCCTTTGCCCGTTTCTAGGCTTAAAAGCTGCATTGGCTTGCGGCTCGGATTTTAGTCGTTGACGTTAATAACAACACCCTGCCTACGACGATTGTTGGTCGTTAGCTGAAGGCCAACGATGATGAAAGCAACTTTCGCCATCTGATTGGCTGGCTCGCGGAACGGAGTCTTTGCAAAGTTCATCCCATTCTGCATCTTCAACTTAAGGTAGTTGGTATTGAGGAAATAGATGCGGTTAGAGCCGCAATCACGGTCATACTGCACGGGAATGCCACGATAAGATGGCAATCGTCCGTCTACGCCAGGAGTGTCTTTGGAACTGAGACGCTGGTAGCCAGTGCCTTCAAAAATCTCCTCATAATCAGCATAGATACCGTTGGTGGTAAAGATATGGGTCGGCTGTTCGTTGCCTTCCGAAACCTCGTTCCACAACGTACTCATGCGTATCATGCCCTCATAGAAATTCGTCCCGGTGATAGTCTTGAAAGACGTATCGGAGGTGGCGTTTTCCGTCTTATTCTGCCACCAGCTATTGCCGCTGACAGTAACTCCACCCAAGGTGGTGGGCGAAGAAGAGGGAGCATCAGCAATAATGTCTTGAAAGCCCAACGGAGCCTTGCCTGTCTGCGCGGAGTAGATCGAACTGTTGATCTGATCGCGCAAGGTGAGCATCGACTGCTGCGTCTTGGCTTCCAGCAACTTCATCGCCGCATCGGTTTTCCGGTTTTCCATCTCTTCAATATGATTGATAGTGATGGGACAACTGGCATAACGAAACGGATAGAAAGCTGCGGTGATACCATCGACTGCATCCGTATTCAACACATCATAGCCGCTGAAATATTCAGCAGAGTTGCCGGAATAGAGAATGTCTTCTTGGATCTCTTTCCCGCCATTTTCCATTTCCAGGGAACCGCTAGAGCGAAAAGCCTCCAATGTCGGGTATGAATCAAAGAAATTGTCCGTCAATCTCTTGCGCTTCGCCCGCATGGTCAGCGTCCACGCAGCATCCCAGGTTTCAGTAGTGCTTGTGCTAGCCACGGTTAATTCTCCTTGTTACATGTTATTCAAATCCAAGGCCCTGTAATTTAGACAAGACCTCATTGTCGGTTAATGCCGACCCGTCCTCGGAGGCATTGACCGATGCGTTGGCCCGCACTGCATTTTTTGCACCCCTGCGCGTCTTCTGGTTGGCACTTCGCAAGGCACTTGCACTGTTGGCCGTAACACCAGCCACTTTTTCGTAGGCCTCTTTTACGGTGTAGGGTTTGCCCGTATTGGGGTTAAGATGAGGCGTTCCTCTGCCGTCATTCGCCATAAGGCGAAGCATCTCTGGTGTCCATTTCGGGTTTCTCACATCATTGCCATGAGCCTGCACGGCCTCTTCTACTGCCGAGTTCGTGCGAGACACGGCCTGCTCTCTGATGTGAGAATTTATCGTGGGCAATGATGCTTCGCTTTTTTGGACCCGCTGTAACAAATCGTTATAGCGACCTTCCAATTCCGCGAATTTCTGATGCGTACGCTGCTCCACATAGAAGTCCATAAAGTCCATTGCTTTATTTTCTTCTTCCGTAGACTGCGCTCGCAACTGCGTAACAGGATCTAACTCCTGCTGCTGCGGTGCGGCAACAGACTGCACACGATCCGCCCATTCACCCTGCATCCTGCGTAACTCAGTTTCCTTAGACTCTTGATTCCGCCTTTGGTCTGCTAAGTCTTGCATTTTGCGCGTATAATCGGCCTGCTGGCTTTTTACTGCCTTTAGGACAGGCTGGTACTGATCCGGCACCGTAGCGGGATCAACTCGATTCCAATCTACTGTGTCCGGGTTGAAAGCCTCGGCATTTCTCGACTCAGAGTGTCCACTGTCTACCGTAGAGGATTCGGATGGGCTGTCTTCGGGGAAAAGCTCTACGGCAGAATTATCCGCAGTCTCTTCCGAGGATTCCATCGAAGTGTTCTCGTTCGGCGAAATGGAGTCCAAATCCAGTATAGCTTCGGACATGGGTTATTCCTCCATCTGACGCTGAGAGGCTTCCATGGCTTCTTTCGGAGATCCTCCGAAAGACCACTGAGGCCCCTCGGCCTTGGTTTGGGTTGGTGAGGTAACATCCGACCCTATATGGTTGCGCGATCCTCCAACAGGGTCAGCAGATTCGATGACATTGTATTTTTTCAATAACGACTGCTTATGACTATAGCTTTCCACTACGCAACCAAAGCCATCGTGCCACTTGCCATACATGCCAGAATGGTTTTGGTGGAGAAAATTCCCCCTTGAAAATAGCATAGAAGCCGAGCCCCCGCACTTAGAGCAATCCACTTCCCTTTCAATAGAATGATGGTTTTCAAAGGGAACATCCTCGTCTATGTTACCGCACTTGTTACACTCAAAGTCATGGAAAAGCATTTAGTTTTGTCCTGGGGCTCGTTGCAGTTGCTGTGACATCTCTTGTGCATTGGATCTGACCATAGAGATGATATTTCCTTCCTGCCCGCCACGCTCTCGCACATCCTCCGAAGAAGGAGCCCCACCTCCGCCTTGCTTCCCTGCGCCCTGTGCCTTCTGCGCCAATGCCTGTTGATGCTGCTGTATGTGCTGCTGGGCAAGCTGTAACACTTGCTGTTGCTGTTGGGGCAAGAGTTGTTGCATCTCCGGCAATGTTTGTATCTGAGAATGAATCTTCATATGGACTTGATGGTCTTCGTCCGGTGTTACATTAGGATTGGAGCCTCGTAACAGATAGGCCACGTTTTCCATGCTAGCCAATTTCACTGCATCGGCATCGGTGCGTCCCAGGTACTTATCGGGGTCACTCACCTTAAACGCTTTCAGCAGTCCCTTGATCGCTTCCATTCGATTGATCTCGGGCAACTGTATGGTGTAGTTGAAAAGGGCCAGCGCATCCTCGCGTTCCAGCTGCTCCGTAATGGGCGAAGTGCTTCCAGCCACCACATCAACCTTAAATCGGACGCGCAGCATATCTACGCTTACGGCCTCATACACCGGATCGGATTCGTTCTGCGCTACGTTAATCAAAAAATTCTCTGGGGTGTAACGGGCATCGGCCATCATACGCAGCGTGTTATGAACCGTGGCCCTGTACGCATCGGCTACCTTCATCTGCATCCACTCGCGGTTCAACTGACCAAAGCTGGCTATCAACGAAGCCTCGGTAGCAGTGCGCTTGGGTCCACCCCCCATTGCCATCTGAGATACGTTCAATGCCTGCTCTTCATAGGAGCGAGCATCGTTTTCGAGTCCAAGCTGATCGGGGGGCGGGTTGCCGAAGTCAAGAGCCTTGAAAGAGGACTGCGGATCTTCGACCCATATGATGTCTCCATCCCTGCCCTGCTCCAGTGTCTCCCCTATGTCGGCATTAGCATCGCGTTCCCTGCGCGACCCTAAGACAGTGCGGGAGAAGCGTTTAAGGAGATCGGCCCTGCGCGATACGCTCTCCACGATGAGCTTTTGAGTGTCTTCGGCATACGCCATTGGGGGCTTGCCGTAAAACGATTCCTGCGTCTGGTCGAATTTGAGCGCAAAGTAAGGGAATCCACCTGTAGTGAGGTAGCCCCCTTCTTTCTCGAACTCACCCGTCATCATCATTTCTCCCGTATACGGATCGGGCAGCATGACGGGCTTCATCGCCAGCATGGGGTGGTCTATCTCTTCTATGGGCTCGCGAACCGTTTCGGCAAAAGTGATGCGCTTCTGGTGCATCCGGTCATGGACTTCGTAAAGGACCGTCATCTTGCCTTGCGACTTAGCCTCACTCACTGCTTCGGCTTCTTCGCTCACCCCTCCGCTTTCCACATCATACAGCAGGGTGTCGGTGTTATTTTCTTCGTCTACCGCCTGTATCTGCCTTCTATTCTCAAAACGGGGATCATCGCGCACATATTCGAGCGGCACCATCATCTTTTCGATGATGTAACGAGCGTGAGAGAGTCGGTGGGGAGGAGTAAGGGGGTCTATAAAGACATTGAACGGATTGACCCGATGCACATAAGGAAAATCATCAGAAAGGGCATCATTGATTGTATAAGGCGCAACAATATCGTTATCGCCTGGGGGATTGTATCCATACTTGAGCCATCCCACATCGCAGTAAAGCGCATCGAAAATAACCTGTTGCACTTCAGCCTTGGTATCCATCTGCTCTAACGCAGCATTGGCTACTCGCTCCAATATGTCCGAAGCAAACTCCCTGTCCGGCTCTTCGACATGGAAGAATACATGGGGGTAGTTATAGCTTATACTGGCTATGATCTGCCGAGTGAGGGGATAAAAGCGTGAGATTCGGACGGTCTTGTCCTCTGGCAAGCCTGCCACCTCGAAGTCCATCTCATAGGCTTTGAGGAGCCGCCTCCATAATTTATGACGGGGGCGCATCCACACCTTGGTGTTTTCGATAGCCCCGCGCCAAAAATCAATCTCTTGCTTTTTCATCCACTACCTCGATGCAGGCTTGGGAGTCCCATTGAAACCGGAAGACCTGCTCTTCTTTCGCTTAGATCCGCTTTTGACGGATTTACCCGTCTTAGCCGCTTCTCTCTTGGCAGCAGCCTGTCCAGCAGGAGTGTATGCGAAGTGCTTGCCACCAACCTTTGGCATTATTTGGTTCCTTTGCCTTTTTTCATCAAATCCGCTTTCGGGCCAACGGGCTTGACGCGCTTGGCACCACTCGGCTTACTGCGAGAAGGCTTGGGGGTTCCGTTGAATCCGGCCATTTCATCTGTCCTCATTATGCCTACAGGAAATAATTTCCCGTAAGTCGTTTTGTTCATGCGGTGTCGTATCGTCCTTTTTTGCTTCCACTGCTTCCGAGGGAATCCAACGCCTGTTGAGCCGTTCCCTCGTAAGGTGTTACAGGCGGTGCGGCATGAGGCTTGTAACAGTGCATCATAGCGTAACGCCATTCATCGGCTGCATGGTCCTCGGCATGAGTGTCGAGGTCTTCAGGGTTACGCGGCGAGCGCGGCAGGGTCGGCACCGTCCGGCATAGAGCATCGTTCCATCCCGCAAAACAATAGAAACGCTCATTGATCAGCGCATCGTTACAAACCCTCCATCCATTTATACGATCATTGTTGGCTCTTGTCAACCATAAACCATTCTCCCCGAACACATCAGCAGGGCTTCGGTTCATCGCTTCAGTAAGCCTGCGCTTGACGAAAATACTCGGATCGGCATAAATAGCCTGGGGGCTACGACCTCCAGTAAACGGACATCCCTCAATGATCTTGGTGATGCCCTCGGCATGTTGCGAAGCCGAGGCATTGCCTTGATAATACTCCGTAACACGATATACGTTATCATCGTGGTCTACAGTATACAAACCGAAGCTGGACGGTGCCGATTCGCCATAATCTAAAGCCCCAAAGAGGGGCCAATGGTCTGGGATGTTGAAAGAAGGCACCTGGACCTTCTCGCCATGCCAATTTGAGAAAAAAGCACCGACCATCGCGTCCCAATCACCCTCCAACCACGCCTGCACCAACTGCTCATCGCCTACCGCCTTCAAGCGATCAATATACCCTGGATCACTTTGTAACAATACCTTGTTGTCTGTAACAAGACTGCGGATATAC